ACAACAGTTAGTCGGTAAATGACATGAATACACTATTTAATAATTGGCTAGGAAAGACTAGTGAACTTCAAAAGAATGTTTACAAAGTCGATTACGGCAAACTTCACGGCAGCGATCCAGAAGATCTTAATTATCTAATTGAGTACATCCGATGGAATATGCTCGCAATCGATGACGAACTTGCAGAAGTTCGTAAAGCAATCTCATGGAAGCCTTGGCAACACGATGAACCGTACGCAGACCGCAAAGAAATTCTTAAAGAATGTGTCGATGTTCTCCATTTTGTTGCTAACATTCTATGCGCTGCTGGTGCTACTGACGAGGAACTTGACGCCGAGTATCTCGCGAAAATGCAAGTCAATGCCAATAGGCAAAAGGCTGGCTACAAAGTTCTCGATGAGGGTGTTAAGTGTACTGCATGCTTTAGAGCACTGGACGACTACGACGTATCATCGTGTAAAGAATCACAATGTCCCGAAAGGAAAAATAATGCCTGAAGTAGATTTTGATTGGGTTCGCGCTCAGATGGATCAAGCAAAAGTAAAAGTAGGTGCCGGTAAGATGGTACTTAAACTTTTGGAAACATGGGACGGTGCTGGTTTATCTGTTGCCGCTTCAAAAGAAGCAGTAGAGCTATTTAGTAAGTTAGCTCTTACGCATGCTCTCATCGACGATAATCCTGATGAAGTATGGGTCCCAGCTCAGCCGGGATTTCTAAAAGTTGCCGATGAAGTTCGTGTCAAGCAAGATGCGTATGACGGCTCACTTGGTGTAATTCACAATGGGCGACGCGGAAAGATTACAGCTATTAGATACGGTGATGTAGTCATACGTTCTACAGATGGTAAAGAGCCATTCTTAGACGGCACTCACTATACGCCATATCTTCTTGAGAAAAGAATTCGCTAATGCGAGTCAGTATTGAGTTTGAAGTAATTGGTTCTACTATTGATGAACTTCGCCATAAGGCTAATGAGTCATGGCAAGAGTTTATGAATGTAGAAGACGAGCCTCTGCCTTTTGATGCTGAGTTCATTATTAGACCGTATGAAGTAGATCACTACAAAGCCACTGTTGCAGTAAGAATGAAGATTGAAGATGACAGTGAGTAAGAAACTTCCACGCCAAGAGTGTCTTGAAGACGCTGCACGCATTATTTCTGGTGACCGCGACAAGCAGTACGGCGGACCAGAGAACAACTTTAATCGTATTGCACAAATCTGGTCTGTGATCTTTGGAATCCCAGTTACTAAAGAAGATGTTGCTATGGCTATGGTTGCAGTGAAGGTTGCTAGATACGCCTCAAAATCTGGATTTCAACCAGATACGTGGACAGACATTGCTGGATACGCCGGCTGTGGATTTGAAGTTGGCCTACTAGATAGTAAATAGCGGTCACGGTTTCTCAATGAGACGTGATAAGTTTTACTAAAGCATAACGAATGATAGAGGATACTCACTATGTCTAAGAAAACATTTATCGACTGCAACGGCCTCGCTGGATTTATGAGCTATGGCTTTGTTCAGTCAGGCATGGAAATGCGGCTTCGCACAGGAACGCTAAACTTTGGCAATCCTATTGCTGAACTCAACAGGCATCACCTCGGTGACAACTGGAGTTCTTTCTTTTCCGATGATGAGTCAGAGTGGCCAGTACAGCAAGCAGATGTAGTTGTCGGTTGTCCGCCATGTTCTGGTTGGTCTGTATGGTCCGGTCCTGCTAATCGCGGCCCCGACGCAGCAGCACACGAACACACGCGCGCGTTTATGCGGTATGCGGCTAAGGTTCAACCTAAGCTTATTATCTTTGAATGTGTTCAGCAGGCATACACTCAAGGACGTGATGCAATGGTCAAGTATCGTGACCTTGTTGAGTCGTTGTCTAATAAAAAGTACGACCTCTATCACGTAATGATGAACAACCTCCAAGTTGGCGGATTCTCATACCGTCCTCGTTACTTCTGGGTTGCTGCTGAAGAAGGTCTTAACTTTGGTGCATCAGTAACAGCGCCTGAAGAAATGCCAACTATCATGGACATCATCGGCGATCTAGAAGATTTAGAAATGTCATGGGATCCACAAAAGATCAAAAAGACTCCAAGCAAGTACGTTAAGGATCTTGTTCGCAAAGATGGTCTTGTCGACGGACACATTGCAAAGTCAAACGTCCATGCTCAAAGAATCTCAGAAGTATTTGACATTCTCGGTAATGGTGGCTGGTCAGGCAGAGAGAATTTAAGTAAGGCGCTTCGCAATGCTGTTGCTCAGAACAACGACACTTTCCCACAGTCATGGGCTGGTGTAGCAGAAAAGATCAGAGGAAAAGATTTTGATCTTGGTTTCTCACAGCCTGCTCGTTGGCCTGCAAACTCATGGTGCAATGTGCTGACTGGCTCATGCCTTGACCATGTTGTTCACCCGACACAGCCTCGTTTAATTACTCATAGAGAGGCTGCTCGTATGCAAGGTCTTCCCGACGATTGGGAATTCTCAGAAGCACGCGGATACTCTGCACTGCAATCTACTTGGGGTAAGGCAGTAGCCGCTCAGGCAGGTAAGTGGATTGGCGACATGGCAATGGCAGCTCTTCAAGGTCAGCCTGCTGGTCCTCAAGGAGAACTTATCGGTGATCGCGAGTACTTGCTTCACACTGACAAAGGCTTCAGCCGTCACTTCGTTAAGCGGACTTGGTACCCAGAAGTCTAGAATCTAAGAATCTTGCGGGTGCATGTGTTATAGTGTACTTAACGACACAAGGACGGCATCATGCAATCATTTCTTACATCACCGTATTCATTTGAAGAAACGGCTTCTCATATAGACAACAAGCGTCTGCACAAGCAAACACTGGAGGCTTGGCAGTGTCTATTAACCAATGTCAAATTGAATCCAGAAGGCAACCACAGAGAACCTAAAGGCTGGTACAACCACCCAGTGGCTCGTATGTGGCGCGGCCACGAAACACTTCTAGTGTCATACATTTCAGCAACTTATTACGAGTGGATCTCTCGTGGCTACAAGTCAACTTTGCTTGAAAAAACCCAAAGGACTTACGATAAAGCTCTCGAGCTTGGCCGCGTGTCTGAGGAGCTAATCATCCCGAGTTGGATGCTTGACAAAGACTATTATGAAAGAATGTGCTCTACCCACAGAACAGCGCTACTTTGTAAGAATTATGACTGGTATAAAAAGTTTAATTGGGCTGAAGATACCGGCATTGCGCCTTTAGATTACGAATACGTTTGGCCACATCAAGATGGGTACGTACAAAACCCGTAGCGGCCCTCCAGAAGCCTTCTCTCACGCGCAACAATACTGCGTGATAAACTGCGCATAAGCGGCCAAAAGTGACCAGAAATCATCTGGTGACAGTATACAATTATCTTCAGCATGAAAGACTCGCGCGTAGGAGAATGTCTCTGGTCAGAATGGACCGGATGTGGACACGAAGATCTATCTGACTCTACGCTGCTGTTTTTTACAGTAGATCACGTAGATCTAGAGCATGAAGTTGTTCGTAGAGCTCTTGCTTCTGCTCTTCAAAGAGACGGCTCTGCCGTGTCGCTTGGTGACGGATTTAGAATGCTTGACGGTAGAGAGTCACTCTATGTCTACGCTGGAGAAGTTGACGGTGACATGGACTTTACTGTATGTGACTCTAGCGGAGAGACCCGTGAAGGTGACTATGTAGACACTATTCTTGAGATCACTTTGGTTGCCCTGTGACAAAGAAGCCACTTAGTGATGTAGACTGGCAAGACAATGCTGCCTGCGCATTGCCTCAAAATAAAAAGATTGCAAAGTACTTTTTCTCAAATGTGCCAGAAGAAAAGTATGCGGCCAGGAACATTTGTTTTACTTGTCCTGTCCGCTTGCGGTGCCTTAAGTGGGCGCTAGAAACAAAGCAAATTCACGGCGTATGGGGTGGCAAAGACGAAGGCGAAATTCGTCGTGCACTTTCGGTGTCTCACACTGGGCAGGAAATTCGCAGACAAAGATTTCCAAACTGCCCAGGCTGTAGTGGAAGGCCTAGTAAGCTAAAAGTAATCGTTGCAGACTCACCTGAAGGTGGCCGTTGGAAAACAATGAAACTAGTGTCATGTGAAACATGTGAGTTTACATGGAGAAGCCGCACAAGTGCTAATGCAGTAACTGCGTATCATGCCAGTAAAAAATCTGGCGGTAGGAAAACTATTCCTGTGGTTGAACTTGAGGGTCCGGAAGAGGAAGATCCTCAGGACTTCCTCCAAGATTGATAACCATCTTTTCGAGCTCAGACACTGTTACTCGTGCAATTGAGAGTTGAAGAACAAGATTTTTGTTCTGCTCGAGAATGTCATTGATTACTTTTTGAACTTCGATTTGCATCATTTATCCTTGTGTTTGTGTTTCTGTGTATTCTTCGTCAAGTGCGGCTTCAATTATTTTACGAAGACGCTCAAGCTCTACTTCTGGTGGATCACAGTAGCCACTTTCATGCGCATAGTTTAAGAGAATTCCATTAGCAAGTCGCGCAATTCTTTTACCGTGCTTGTCAACAATAAACTTTTCAAAGTTTCCGTTAATGGGAGCTTTTTCACCGTCTGGATTTAAGAAGTTGTAGAGATCGTGGATCTTTCTTCCGTCAGTTTCTTCATCACGGTCTTCTCGCGAAGTTACTAACTCAGTAAACGGATACGTTACTCCGTATTTTTCTCTGCCGAAATCTTCAGACGTTTTGGCATCACGAATACCGTCTTCGTAGATACCATATGTTACGCCGAATCCGCAATAGTCATTCGTAGGAACTGCTACAACTTGAAATCCACGGTCTTTGTAGTCTTGGTAGAGTTGCTCGATGATTCCAAATTGTGGAGCATTTCCGCAGTCGCCTGTTGTATTAGCAAATAGTGTAACTCTGCCACGATACTGCGCTAGGAAGTTTTCTTCTCCATCCGCGCTTGCAAGCGGAATGTCATACACCGACTCGTATTTAGTTGATTCCATGCTCATATTATATCCTTACTTATAATCCACGGCTTCATTGACCACTGTATTTGTTCACTATTTCTTGATACATATTACCCAGTCCAACGTCGTCTCTTAGAGAAGGCAGCCATTGGTTACCACTCATCAAGTTGTCGTCATGCACACCTGGCATTCCAATTCCTGGATGACCATGACAGAATCTTTGTAGATACACAATTCGTTCTCCAGAAGTAACTGGAAGAACCTCGTGAGCGCCAACGTACGTAGACGGGTAATACAGAATGCTTCCAGCTCCTACGTCAACCACCGTTCCCCAAGCTCTAAATCCAATTTCTCCACCTACAAAATCGCTGTTCATGACAAGGCTTGCAGTGAGTGTCGTGTGTAACGCAATTTGATTAGACGGCATTTCGCCAATCACGCACGGAACGGACGAGTCTGAGTGGCACCCAATATGCTGGCCATTCTTGTACGTTGCTATACTTCCACGCGATCTCCATGTTATCGCCTCAACAGCGACAGGAAAAATCTTGCAGTACTCAACTAAGCATAAGTATAGAACATCCTCGTAGCGCTGTACAAGATCAACGAATTCTTTTGGAGTACTGTTCGTCACAGTTCTTATAAATCTGTCAGGTGCTAGATTTACTTCATTCTTGTCAAACTTGTAGCCTGAAGTATTTACAACTTCAGAAGAATCGTCTGTGTTAAAAAAGTGCACTTCTTTGTTTGTTGATTGCAAGTACGACATATATGAAGACACTAAATCGTCGTCAACGTCTAACGCATTCTCAAAAAGAACAATGCCGTTGCCTAAGTGGTTGATGTTCATTGCTCATCTCCAAAAGTAAAGCCAGGGATGTCTACGCTAGTCATACCTTTGCTCTTTAAGTGTGCCACGAAGTCACGCTTAAGATACGGCATGTACACGTTAGTTGCGATTTTCGCAAGCTCTGGCTCAGTAAGAGGGTCTGTAACACTTTCACTTACTGCTGGATTTGGCGTGCCGTGCGAGTACCAACCAAGATATGAGTACCTAATTCCTGCGCCGACAGGCTGCACTTCGTGCGCTCCCATATAGTTTGACGGGAACATTAAAAGATCGCCACGTTCTGGTTTGACTAAAATATCAAGGTAGTTAAAGTAATGATGCCCAGCTGTGAAGTTTGATCCGTCTAATTCTTTTTCAGTGTCAACTGAGCTATTAAAGTAAATAAGCGAAGCTACAGTTGTCCGAGTTGCGAGCTGATCCTTAGGCTCGTGAACTCCGTAAGCCCAGTCAGAGCTGGTGTCTGAATGTGGGCCTAGATACCCGCCAGGTTTGTATGAAACTATATGACCTTTAATTTTCCACCAAATCGTTTTGAACGCAATAGGAAACATTTCCATGTACTTCATCAAATAAGAATCTCTAGCTTCTTCTAGAAAAGTCAAAAATTCAACAACCTCTGGTCTATCGTCTTGATGAATACGAGACCCACGGCGCGGCATTTCATCAACAGACTCCGGTCTAAAGTAAAAACCACTTCGATTAAGATAAGCAAATTCTCCAGTTTCGGGATCGACAGACTCAGTATACATACTGCTGTGCTCTCTTGCACATATTTCTTCAGCGAGATCTATTACTTTGTCCCAGTCCCACTTAAGAGCGTTCTTAAATAAGACAACTCCGCCGCCAAGATGTTGAGCTTCTACGTTGTTATTTTGCATCACACGTGGTCCTTCTGTCTATTAGACACTGCAAGAAGATGCGAAGGCCTAGTAGCATTGTCCGGATATTTGTCATAGATATACTTTTCATAGTCTTCAATAATTGTTTTCATCCAGTATTGTCCGCCAATCGATTCAGACATTTTCTCATGCTGAGGATTTACTCCTTTATTGGCGTCTTCTGATCCCTGCGCAAACCACCCAAGATATGAGTATCTAGTGCCTCGCGTGACTTCTGCAATCTCGTGAGCACCGATGTAGTTTGCTGGCATCATGCAAATGTCCCCCGTGCGCGGTTTGATGTCCGCATTAAAGTACGGAACACTCATGTGGCCGCCAGAAAAAGAATACTGAGTCTCTTCTTCGCCTTCATCAATGCAGTCATTGAAATAGATCAACGCGCTTAGCACATTCCGTGTTGCGTGCTCTGTAGGCGGAACTGCACCGTAGCGGTAGTTGACGTCGTTGTCTGAATGAAATCCTAGAGCAGCGCCTTTGTCATACGCAAGAATGTGGCCCTCACTTCTCCACCACAGAGACTGAAGAACTGCAGGAAACATTTCAATGTACTGCAAAAGCGCGTCATACAAAGCATTCTCACACTCTTGGAAAAACGGATGCGTAAGGTTCATCATTCGAACCGGAGCGCGATTGATCTTTTCAAGATCGTAGATAAACCCACCTTGATTAAGAGCATGCAGTGGATTGCCGTCTTCATCTTTGACGATAGTAAACATTTCGCTGCGTGACTGTTCTTTTAGTTCTTCAAGATACGGGATAATTGTATTTTGCGGAACTGTGATTGCGTTGCGGAATACTACAGTCCCTCCGCCTAGATGATGTGCGCTACTCACTGGCTGCTCCGTTGTACGCTGCCGCGTGCAGCATTAGTAGCTTAGGTGTTGTCAAAAACGAAGCCATAGTGTACCTGCTGCCGCTAGTTACTGTGCGGACTCCGTGCTTAAACTCGTGCCCACCTGGAAACATTATAAGTTGCCCTGGTTTTGGTTTTATTGACACATCGTGATCTGGAAAGTAGATTTCTCCACCAGAATAATCATCGTTTAGATACATGTTAACTGCAATTTCTATTAGCGCTGCCGGAACTTTGTCAGAAGAGCTGTATCCTGGCAGTCGTTGAATCTTGCCTTCGTCTTTTCCTTCAGAGTCAAAGTGCTCGTCGAACTTGTCGCCTTCAAAATACTTGCGAAGATGCATATTGTGGTACGTAGTAAGAGATCTTCCGTATACAGCACTCGCGTACTCTTCTATCTTTTTTTGGTACTTAAGAACAAGAGGGTGCAAATAGCTATGGTTTTGCGCTATATGCATTTCTTCAATATCGTATCGGTATTTGCCATCAATGTCAACGCTTGAAAGATCAGGACATCTATCATACCCGTTGTCCCACTCGTGAAATGATTCACAGAAATCAAGAAGAACTTTGACATCATTCTTCGGTATGTATTCATCTACTACTTGTAAATTAGAAAGAAGCGTCTTAGTGTCCATGCCAATGCAAATTATACATTAAAACAGCATCAAAGAACGCAACTGGCGCACTAATGTCAGACGTTGAAGATAGTTTTTTTGCGGCACTCGTTAACCAGTCAACGGCATTGCTGCCGATAAGTATTAGTTCTTTATGAATAGTGTGTGCGCGTACAAGGCCGGAATATGGTATGTATGCCCGTCCATCTTCCCAAGATTCTCATGAAATTCAGTGTATGGATGCGCATGATACGAGTCTGTGTACAGCTTGCCTCCATTATTTGTAAGAGCAACACATAAAATACCACCCGGCGCAAGTGCATCGACAGCTTGGCGTTGCAAATCTGGATCGCTTACAATGTCCCACGCCATAGCTGCAATAAAATCATACTTGTCTTCAATACCATTTTCCAAGTCATCATAATCAATTACTGAATACTTTGAATATGTGTGAGTGTCACTGACAGGTATCATGTGCTGCTCGTACGCGTCAAGCATCGGGTTATTGACAAATGTCAATTCAGTTTCTGGATCGGCCATATTTGATAGCCATAAACACATAGTAGACGGAATGCATGCACAAAATGAAAGAATTTTACGAGGATTTTTCATTAAAAAGGCCATTTCAGTTATTGTCTGCACTGAGTTGATCATTTCGTACCACGAAGGGTCCATTTCTTTCATCAAATCAAATAGCCAGATTTCTTCACTGCCACCGATTGCAACTGTCCGTCTGTCAATATTAAAAGTAGCGTATTCTGCCAACGCGCGTGCAGATGAATCTTCGCGGTACGTTTTTCCTTCTTCAAAGGTACTTGTGGCAAGCGTGTTGCTAATCAGCCGCGTAACAGTCGCTGTTCTAAGTACTATGTTATCCACGGCTTAGTGCTCCTTTTGCAAGTTGGCGGTACCACCAATATTTACGAGCTTGGATAACTAAATGAAAGTTTTCTTGTCTAAGAAAGGCAGTAGCTCCAACGTTATAAGAATTTCCAACAGCAGAAGTATAGACAAACCCTTTTCTAAGGGCTTCAATAAGTTCGTCAATTGTAACAGTGTCGACGTCCGTGTTATCAAGTCCTGCGATGTACATAAGCTCTAAAAGTTTTCCTTCTGTTCTCTCAAGATCTTTTGTCGCGTCATACAAGTTTTCGCCCGCAGTTATTCTTGTTCTTTTCATTAAAAGTCTTCTTCTGTTAACTCATCTGCTTGAGTCGTGTCCCATGGTGTTTTTGGGTCGCCATTTTGCAAGAGATCGCAAAAAAATGTACCACCGTCTGGCATTTGGTAAGAAAACTGCTCTGGCACCCAACGAGCAACTTGATTGTCACGGTCTGGGTTGTGCGTTGGCTCAACAATACGCGGGTGGGCAAAACTGACGTCCGGACAAATTTGATACTTACCAGTCTTAAATGCGGCCTCGAGAAGTGGAATTTTTTTAGGCACCTTAGGAGTAATTTTCATAATTAGTCTACTAACTTTGCGTGCGACTTTACTTGAACAATGAGCGACTCGTATGCACTCCATAGGTCCAGTTGTGTGTCTTTATCTGCTGGATTTACAAATGTCTCGTCTAAAGTCTCAAGATCGACGTTTAATAGTAAAGCCATTGAGAATATTGAAAACTCGAGGTAGTCTAACGCTTTTACTTTAGCTTTTTCTATTTGGGCTGTTGAAAGTGCCATGGCAGTTCTTATTATCCTAGATCTGCGACATTGGCTTTAAGGCGAGCAAGTTGCGTTAGATTCCTTGCAATAAATTCATCACCAAGAGTCTCCGCCGGAACAAATGTTGCCTCATCGAAAGTATCGGGATCATGTCCTTCGGCGATAAGCGCAGTAATGAGATGTCTTTCACAGTCTAGTACGGCACGACTGTAAATTGCCTTTTTTTCTTCATTAGTTAGAGTTACAGTAAACTTCATATTCATATGTCCAATTCTTGTTGAGGTGAGCTAGTACTTTGCTATCTTATCACATATGCGGAGAGTTGAGCTTATTTATTCCAGTAAATCCTGGACCTATCTTATTGCCATCAGCATCTACGCCAGTTTTAATTCCCTTAGTCCATGTCCACGGGTTGTCAGCGTTATTTTTCATTTTTACGTTGCTGTACTTGACCCTGGCTTCAATAAGCTCTGGCTTATCCCATAGGTTAGACACTTCAAACTCAACAGATGGCAGTAGATCTTCTTTGTAGATGGTAAAAAAACAAAATGGCGACCCCGCTGGAAAGGTCACTGGTTCGCCTATTTTAGTAATCTTCCAGTTCATTTGCACTTCATCTGGCCACCATGAACTGGGAATAGCCGCGGCAAGCGGAACAGCGCCGTCGACGAAGTAATTAGGAGACCCGGTAAGCCACGTTGCATAGCCTTCTTCAGTATTGACTGTCCAACCCATCCCAATTGAGATGATCCCAATAATAGAAGGAAATGCTACTTGACGCCCGTTTTGTTCGCCTCCACTAACTACTGTGACAGGGTTGTTGCCGCCGTCCCATTGGACAACAAGATCTTCTTCAAGAATCAACTCCCAGCCGTTTGTATTAGCGGCAGTCATAGGCATGCACTGGTACGCGTGCTTGTTGTACGTTTCATCCATCCAATCGCGCTTAACGCGAGACTGCGCAATGCGTGGCGCAGACTGGTGGTTTCTTGTGAGGCGCACTTTCATTGCGCTAAAAATCTTCCATCAGCGTTTTGCTGGCTACCATATGTTGGCAGTCCAGCGCCTTCCGTGGCTTTAGTGCCGTCAATATTTTCTCCATAGCCCTGCTTATGCGTTCTATCGTTATAGTCAAACATAGTCACCGCGGCGTACTTTGTACCGCTAGTGACTGCTTTTGCAGCATGTGCGTAAATGTAAGTTGACGGGAAAAACACAATGTCTCCGTACTCTGGCACAACCGTGATGTCTAAGAATGGGAAGTACAGTTCGCCACCCTCATAGCCGTCATTTAGATACATTATTGAAGAAACAGTACAGTTATATGAAAATCCATGATCTGTATGCACAGCGAAATGTTGCCCAGTATGGTAGCGGACGTAGTTAATCGCTTCCATAAAATCCATTTTTATGTTGTACCGAGACTCGTAATCGCGCAAGCACTCAGTTAGGCGAAGTACTGTGTCATTGTAAATGTTTTTCATTTCAGAAAACTGCGGAGGAAGATGTTGAATATGCGTAGGACCCATCTTGCAGTCTACGCAATCACGGTACTCGGGCATTTTTTGCGCATCGCCGACAAGAGCTTCCATCCACATAAACGGTGCGGTTGTGCTATTACCTATTGTTTCTTCTAGTCTTTCGGGAAGTCGCAGTTCTTTTGGTAAAGCATTCTTATAAAGAATAATTCCAAACTTTTGATCTCCTATGTATTGAAAATCCATTTTTACTCCGTTTTGCTGTATAGCTGCTGTCTTTACTACTATACCTAAGTAGCGGTACAAATTCCTAATTGACAGCGTACTTTATTTGCCGTTTTTTCTGTCTTCGTTTAGCGTCACCAGAGCGTACATTTCCATAAAAGCTTGAACTACAGAAGCGCTAGCCATAAACATAGAGTATGTGTACCTAACTCCAGAGGTGACTTCTGCTACTTCGTGCGGGTACATGCAAGTCGATGGGAACATTATTAATGTCCCAGATTTAGGTTTTATCTTTAGACCGTGCTGCGGAAACACAAGCTCGCCACCTTGGTAATCATCGTTGATGTATACTAAAGCTGTGTATGAAACAACAGTTGGCGGTTGATACATATCTATGTAACTTGCCAATGGCGCAGTACAGTCTTCTTTTTCTGCGTCTGTGTGGAGAGAAAGACTGTCTCCGACGTCCCATTTATGGAAATTGCCTTTCCCCGCAAATACTGACAAATTTACGCCGAATTCGTAACTGGCAATTTTTACAATGTCGTCTTCCATGTCATTTGCTAAAAAAGATATATTTTGCATGCTGTTATAGTTTTCGGCTTCTGAGTCAGACCGGCACCTTCGCCATGCTGTACGCACCATTGCTTCGCTAAGATCTTTGCATATTGACTTAGAAAGATAGTCTTCTACTACTAGTATGTTTTTTTGTGAACCAACGTTTGTAGTTCTTGCATCATTAACCATTGCGCAGCTCACTTTTATTTGCTTCTACCGTAAAAAACATCGGGATAGCCCATCTTGTGCCTGTCTTAACATGATCAACATAGTGTATGTACGCGTCGTCTCCTGGAAAAAAGATCAATGACCCACGGCCAGGCTTAAACCTCATGTTGTGCTGCGGAAACACAAGCTCTCCACCTTCATAGTCATCATTTAGATACATTACAGCTGAGACATCTAGGTCTTCCATTCCGAGCTTAGGTGTTCCATCTATATTTTGTTTGTCAGCGTGCGGCTCTGGTGTGTGCCCGCCGGCTCTCCACCTAACAAGCGCTGGCTTTCTGTAGCTAAGGCTGCACTTAAAGAATTTTTCAGCAGCAAGTTTTGCCTTAAGCGCATAGATTTCCATTACCGCGTACTCCGCAGGCGCAGTGCGCGTAAGAATATCAGCGCCGCAGGTCTTATCACGCCAGTCTTCTGCGTTGTGGATTAGCACTCCCGCGTCGTCATACACATTTTTTCCGCAGTCATTCCACTCGGTTATCGTATGCGCGAGACACATTAACGCGTCAACGCTGTCTTTGTCTATAAAATTGTGGACTATGTTGATATTAGACCTATGAGTTCCAAAAAGACTTCTAGTATAACTATAGCTAGTTAATTCTCTGTGCGCCACTTTAACGTCTAGTGTACTTGGCAGTTTGTCTCCAAAAGTAGCTAAACTAAGTGGAATGTGGCTTCTGCTAAATAGTCCAACACCTGCCATTGCATCGTCCTGCGTGCGATCGACAAAACGTATTGGCGTATCGTCTAGCACGAAGTACTTCCAAATATACTGAAGCTTAGGCGTCGTAAAAAACGACATCAGCGCGAGGCGATGGCCACTTAGTACTTCGCGAACGCCGTGCATATAGTAGTGCGTGCCGGGAAAGAATATTAAGTCACCTTTGTTTGGCTTAATTTCTACGTCGTACTCTGGAAAGTAGATTTCTCCGCCTTCATAGTCGTCATTTAGGTACACCAACGCAGCGTACTCTATAAATAACGAAGAAAAATTATTAAGCGGGGTCATTTGCCAATTAGTGTAGTCTTCGACAAACACTGCTTCACAGTCTGCGTGCGGATCTTGTAGTTCTCCTGGTAGCCATTTCCTAAGCGCAATTCCGCACAAATCAGTGATTTGCATGCCGCAATGAAATGTCACTGCTTCCTGTACCTTTGCTATGTAGTCGCGCATTTCGTCAGTAGCGTCTTTATCGCCGTCGATGCGCAGCATCGCTCTTGACGTAACATTCGGATCATTTAAGATATCTAAGGAACGCGAGTGATTTACGAAATATTCAATTTCTTTATCTGATAAAAAATTAGGTATTCTTACGATATTTAGAGGAGTGGCTTTCATTACTGCTCTGGTTCCCAGTGAACGTGTTCGCCTAATGTTCCTCTCGGGTCTTGGCGATTGCGCCAGTCTTCTGGGAATAGACTTTGCTTGTCTTCGCCAAGTTCATTGTAAAGGTTATAGATCAAACTATGCATTTCAACAACTTTTGGTCGTGCAAGATGTGTAATTAGATTCCATCGTGTGCCTTTAGTAATCGGTGTGACTCCGTGCATGTATTCAAGAGCGCCGGGAAAAATAACAAGCTGCCCTGGAGTGTGCTCAATTCTAATTCCGTAATGCTCAAACTCGAGCTGGCCACCTTCATACTCTGCATTGATGTAGATATTTGCTGATGTGTCTATTAAGCACGGCTCAAATGTGTGATGTGGCGCATACTCTGGGAGATATTCGCCTTCACCGTTTTTCTCTGCTTCTGCGTCCTGATGTCCGGGGCAGAATCCACCTTCTAAAGTTTGATGCCTGTTGAAGCCAAACATTGGCACAAGCTTATGGCCGGTCTCATAGCTTGCTACTTTTTCAAGTTTCTTCATATATTTAAGAAGCAATGGGTGCACGTTTTTTCCATACGGCTGTTCCATCGAGTCAAGGCACAGCTGCTTGTACGCGCCAGACGCGTGCTTAATGTACTCAGGACCTGGCTTTTTATGGAACCACCACTTGTCATTATCTTTGAAGTCGTCATAATTTACAGATGATCTGCATAGTTCATCTAGAATTTTAAGGTCTTCAGGCTCAACAAAATTGTTAATTACTTTTATATGCTCTGGGCTTGCTGTTTCCATAAAACTATTCTATCCTTGTTCTAGCTGCCATCTTGACGATTGTGCTTAATATGGCACTAGTAATCATAGTTGTTGTCTCCACGAATTCCACGTGGCATGTGAGTGTTTATGTCCCAGGAGACTGGGAATTCGGCTTTTTGATCTTCATTGAGCTTTACGTACATGTTGTGGATCATACTGTGAAGTTCTATCAATTTTGGCCGTGCAAAATGAGTAATAATATTCCACCGAGGGCTGCCACTCTTTATTTCATGAACACCATGCATGTATTCATGCGAACCGGGAAACCACACGAGTTGGCCGGGAGTATGATTAACAGTGAGGTCGTACTGCTCGAAGTAGAGCTGACCGCCTTCAAAATCGTTATTAACATAAATGTTTGCCGACATATCTATTAAGTTTGGCTCATAGACATGCAGCGGCGAGTACTCTGGAAGAAACGCTGTCCCAGTTATACCGTGGCCTTCTGAGTCTGTGTGCCCAGGGCAAGACCCACCGACAGGTGTCTCCATTCGACAAAAATCAAATATCGGAACAAGCTGATGCCCGGCTTCGTAACTAATAATTGTTCTTAATTTGTTCATGTACTTGCCCAAGAGCGGATGCACATTTGCATTTGCCCCCTCGCTGCGGGCTTTAGCGCAATGCTCTTTGTAATCCCCGAGTGCAAAATGCACGTAGTCCTGCGTTGGCATACTTTTTTCACTCCACCAAACGTTGCCTGCATTGCTTCTACACAAGTTGTCGAGCACTGCAAGATCTTCTGGTTCTACGAAATTATCTATTATTTTTATGTGGTTAGGGTTTGCTGGGGTACTCATAAAACTGTTCTATCCTTGATCTAGCTGCCATCTTGCAGACATCACGTATTTTGTTCCGCTAGCTACTGGCAGTGCCTCGTGCCACGTTGCGCCATCAATTATGACAAGGTCCCCTGTAGATGGCTTAACCATAAAGACGTTGTTTACTCGGCTATTTGCTTTTGCCATAGACAACTCTCCACCGCTATACTCATCGTTTAAGTATACAATAGCCGAGACGTCGATCTTTCTTCCTGATGTATTTGTCTGCGCGCCGTCACCGCCATCAGAATGCCACATTAGTCCTTGGCCAGTGCTATATCGTGTGTACGCTAGTGCCGCCTCCGACGTTTCTTTTACGATTTGACGTTTAGCTACTTTAGACACCTGAGACTCGAGCGCATTCCACAGCTTTGATCCAATAGCGTGTATCTCGTCAATATCAGTTGTCATTATGCTAAAAATGTCAACGTCATTTCTTACAACTGATTCCCACTCGCAAGTAGATAAAAGATCAGTAAGATTGTTGCATGTTTCTCTATCTATAAAATTTGATATAACTGCGAATATCATATGAATTCTTCAATCGTGTAGAAAGACGGTGTCGTGTATCGGTATCCACTCGTTACCATTGACACTCCGTGAAGATAGTTTACATCTCCTGGGTGAAACACCGCGAGGCCAGGTTTTGGGCGAACTACGATGTCGTGTTGCGGATAGAAAAGATCACCGCCTTCAAAGTCGTCATTGTAGTAAATCAATGAGTTGAGGTCGTAGTCTGGGAACGCGTTCGGTTGGCCATCGTTTAATTGCTTGTCTGCGTGCGGGCGCTGTTCAGTTCCAGGCCGCCATTTCATGATTACTGGGGGTCTAGAACTTACTTTGCAATTAAACTTATCTTCAATGACCAATTGCATTTTAGTTATGTATTTGTCAATGATGTTCCATACCTGAGGATTGATTCTTTCAAGAATATCATTGCTGCACTGGCGATCATTCCAGTAGTCTGCATTGTAAAGACATGTACCATCTTCTGCATACACGGATTCTTTTTCGTTATTCCACTCGTTGATAGTTGGGCAGAACTCTTGAATAATTTTAAGATCTTCTAGTTCAACGAAGTTCTCTATTGTGACAATGTTTTCTGGAGAGTCTCCAAAATGCCCTGGTGCAATTTTCCATGGACTAGACATCTTTTTTCTCTTGTTCTTTTGTGTGTTGACATGCTTCTTCGTCTACTGAAAAGAATAGCGGACACGCCCAGCGAACACCGGCAGTGACCTGATCGACGTAGTGGAGGTACGCGTTGTCCCCAGGATAGATTACAATACGCCCCGCTGTGGGTGTTACGCGCACATCGTGCTGCGGGAACACGAGCTCGCCGCCTTCAAAGTCGTCATTGAGATACATGACAGCTGACAGATCGCCGTCGCCAATTCCTTCTTTAAGATAGCCGTCTAGATTTTGTTTGTTAGTGTGCAGCTCCGGTTGGTGCATTCCTGCTATACATCTTACGAGCGCTGGTTTTCTAAACTTAAGAGTGCAGTTAAACAGTTCTTCTGCGCAATTCTTGGCTGCCCTTGCGTACGTTTCAAGAATACCGTAAGTATCTGAATTTAATTTAACTAGGCTATCAGCATCCGACAACCGTACATGCCACTCTGTTCCAGGCTCTTCGTGGCGCCATTCAGTTATTTTAGAAGCCATTTCCACGATCTTCTCGATATCGTTGCTAGGAATAAAATTGTCAATGACGCGTATCATAGAAGAATCTGTGCCAAACATCTGCGCTATTGACTCTTTTTGTGGCGCCAACTGGACTTTTTGTTGAGGCTCTTTTTTAGCTTTATTTATTCTACTTGGCACGTTTTTCTCTTGCTGTTTCACGTGCTGGTACACTTCTTCGTCAAGTTCTAGTTTGGCTTTCATCTTTTTCATTTGATCTTTAGAGATCTCAAAACGAAGCTTCATAATGCTATTGACTTTTCTTGTATCGTTTTCTATAGTGATACCGAATTGTTTTTGCAGTACCACATTTATTTTATCGATTGTAATGTGCCGATTCTCAAGTGTGCTAATGATCATGTCATCTGTAAATTGACGAACGTCGGCAAGACTTTGCGGTGAGCCTACAAATGCCATTCCTTTTAAGCTTCCGTTTCCCCTATTGCTTTTTTCTAGCTCGAACGCGGCAAGTTTTTGTGAAAGAAAGTGCGATTGCGGATTGTCAATGCCAGAGAATCCTTCAAATTCTCCCCATATTTTGTACATGCCATCTATGTACAGGTCCAGTTCGTGTGAAGTAAACGGCACTCGCGCGGTCATGCATCTGTACGCAATAGTGCTTACAAACTGATCTACTGGATTTCTCACTATAGAAAACGTAAGTAAGTTGTCGATTTCGTGTATTGGATTTGTGGCAAAATGTCCTGAGATGTAGTTATAATTCTTCATCTTGTCGTGGTCATAGATGAACTCTAAGACGTCTGGAGTATACATATTAAGATCCGCGTACTCTGGTTCTTTATGCTTATTTAGTTTGTTCTTATTAGCTTCTGGCATGCGCGCGATTTCTCGCTGCAGAGCAAACAGCGTATTAGTGCCAGATGTTCTAGGAATGTGAAGATTGTATATAGGTCTAATGGACTGATTGTTGTTCATTTTTTGTCATTTCAATTAGTCGTTTATGTTTTGTTGGGACCCAAAAGTGCGGTGAAGTGTATCGTACGCCAGCAATCACTTCTTTTACGCCGTGGACGTAGTACGTACTTGACGGAAAAAATGCAAGTGTTCCAGCTTTAGGTTGAAAGTCAATTCCATATGCTGGAAAGTAAAGCTCTCCACCGTCGTAGTTGTCATTTATATACATTATTGAACCGTAGTCGACAATATATGTGTCTGTGGCGACGCCGTGCACTGTTTCTCCATCAGCATGCGGCCCTTGGCGTTCTCCAGCATCCCAGCGACGAATACCTGGCACACTTGGCTCTAGCTTTCTGCCGAACTTATATTCAACAGCCTTTTGCACTTTATTTAGGTATGACGACATTATGTCATAGACTTCTGGCGAATTCTTCTTCATCGTTGCGCCCGTGCTGATTTTATCAGTTTGCGCAATAGACTGAGATTCCCATTCAGTGATGCTGTAGCAATAGTCATAAATAGCATCAAGATGTTCAGCAGAAATAAAGT